AAACAACCTGTACCCCCGTAGAGACTACACGGTAGACGGGGAGAAGCGAGAACACCCATTACAAGTAGGCCGTACGTTCGCCCAAATAGACACGGATAAGACTACGATTAGAGGCACTAAGCCTTCTGAATCCACCATTGACGTAAAGCAGTTGTTTGAGAATACATTTAACGANNAAACAGTCCTTCTTGACTTTTTGACTAGAGGGTTTGCTGCGTATGGCGAGGATGTGTCCACGATTGATAGGTTTGTCGCTTTGCAGCAGGAGAGTACGGGATACCCACTATACGACGTTTGGCGTGAAACTAATGGGGAGTATCTTGCCGCTATAAAAGGTATGCTTGAATCTTGGAACACTCTGGTAGCTTTATACGCTGCGAAGAACAATTTAGACGCTTCCACAGTTGCCTCGGACGCATTATATGATACCGTGATGGACGTATTCACGAGAGCTGGGGGTGCTGTAAAAGGCTACCAGGGTAGCTTAGAAGCCGGGCAGGTGTTCGTATCCGCCCCATCTTATTCACCTGCAACCCCCGTGGATTCTTTGTGGGAGGGCATACCGAATATGGCCTACGTAGTGGACACCACTTCCGGGTTTATTAGTGCAATTAATTTGGGGGCTGACACAACCGTGGCTGGGGATTCTGCACAGGGCACCTACAAGATAGTTAAGCCAAGTTTTGCCATGTTCCCTTCTAACGTAATAGACACGGAGGCCGCGGTAAAACATATAGCAGAGTTTAACTTTATTGCAAATACTATCCGTGTAAATCTAGTAGACGTAGCCGCGGATCTTGCTCTTGGTGCCCCTATAAACGAGGACGCCGTTATTCTTGAATACACCTATGGCGACACTGCTACTGTAGTGGTAGGCTCGGTAAAAGATTCTTTACACAAGCGTAGGGCTTGTGGGGCATCTACGCTAGGGAGAGGGCACACCCGTGGGAATATATTCTTCCCCGATGGGGATATAACAAACGCCTCGGAATCTAAGACGTTTGTAACCTTATACGACGATTTTGTAAATACCGCAGAAAAGGCAAACGACGAGCTTGGAGAGATAGTAGGCTACGCCATAAACAAAGGGCGAGAAATTAAGTTCCCTTGCTTTGGCGTATATGGCAACTTGCTATCTATGCAGTCCTTTGACTACAAAGAAATGCCCTATGCCTCGTTTAAGAGCAATTATGCAAGAACACGTTCTGGCTCAGACCTGTATTACAACAAGGCTAACCCAGAAAATGTCATACTGTACCACTCCCAGCACTACTCGGTGGCGCGACAAATGTACATGGCCATTTACCACGAAGCCTTGGCTAGCCAAACGAAAAGCGTGGGGTCATCTACATACAGCTACTACGTATACCCCTGTGAGAGTGTATCCGTCAGCAAAGTGTCCTCTAGCCCTAGTCTTGGTAGCTTGCTTTCTGTAGATGCCATAGGGCCATCGGGGGACCAGTACCACTACACCACCCTATCCAATACGATACCAAAGTGCGCCAAGTACGTAGATCCTACGAAGTGGTCTGTCTTAGACATAATTCATGAGATGTATTTACTCGCATCAAACTTGTCTTCTTTGTGCGGTGATAATGGTGAGCGGTTGAGAACCTTTGAGAAGGACATCGAGGCGTTTGGTATATCCCCTCCAACATTCGTGGGGCAGCTTCCCGAGAACAACGGAGAGTACGTTACTTACGAATGCTCGTTGTTTGAAGAGTACGCCACCAAGATCGAGGAAGCTGTAGCCGCTGTTTATGTATTAAGAGATAAGTTGATCGAGGCCACAAACACGCTTTGAACTACCTCTGAGCGAGAACACCCCTTCCCTTTAGGTGAGGGGATGAGCGCGAAAAATAATTGTTAGAATCAAAAAATAATGTATATTTGAAATATGAAGAATCCCCGGCCATTTAGGGTCGTATGGGCGTCAACTCATGAGCAGCAACTAAACGGCTTAAAGCAACGGAGAGAACAAAATGACAGACGAAGAAGTAAAAAAATTTCCTTGGTTTGCTCTTGAAAACCATGCTGATGAATTAACTAAAGAGCAGTTCGACTACTGCGTAAGTAAAATGCCTTTAACGGCTCTTAAATGCTGTGCGGACAGGCTAACACCAGAACAGATAGAATACTGCATTCTAAGAGGGGCAGGGGCATCGGCGGCTCTTATTCACTGTGCAGATAAGTTAACGCCTGAGCAATTCGACTATTGTATGCGTAAAGATCCATGGGCAGCTCTTGCATACTGTGCGGACAAACTAACGCCCAAACAGTTCGACTATTGTATGCATAAAGATCCATCGGCGGCTCTTGAGTTTTGTGCTGATAAATTAACGGATGAGCAGCTAGACTACTGTTTGGATATGACAGAAGGATAGATAAAGAAGTAAAAAAAGTAAGAAAACACATGAGGACATCGTTTCTTCAGTGAGGACTTAACACTATGCAGAATAATCCACATCAAGAAATTCGTACAGATTACATGGTCAGCGACGTTTTTACCCCGACCGCGGCGAACCAGCTTGCCCGATCAATTCCCTTTGACTTTGTAATTACGCCAGAAATGGTCACAGCCTACATGCTACAGCACCCGGGACGAACAGTTCTTGACATAGGGGCTTTGATTGCTAGCAATATAAATGGGAGCGATGATGCTACGTGGGATAGTCCCGTACAAGCCCCCGTTAGAATATTTATTAACGCGCCCTACACCCCCAGTATCCAATTTGATTTTAGCGGGCGTTTAATCCGAGCCACGGAGACGGGTGCCCCTATTTTAGATTGTTCTGGGTTTAAAGTGTCTGGAAACTGGGACGCCACTGTGACAAAAGATATGGTGTACGTGTACTCAGCGTACCCGTATAGGGTTGTAGTACCCGTCGCTGGTATAAACTTCGTATCTACACCCGCGACGTACGTGTCCTTTCAATATGGTAACCCAGCGAACTCAGGGGTTATAAAGGTAGGGGCATACGCCACAGAACGTAATGCTAGTGTTTACGACCAAGGTGAACGTGATGATATTCAAATTATATGCGAACAAGTAATCCAGGGGCACCCATTCACAATAAGCCCCTCGGAAGGCCACATTGAATCAGGCTACAGACCAGCCGTGGTTCTGGCTAATTGGACTAGCGGAGCGGCGTCTACGGTATTGGAATACTCCTTAGCGAAAGAAGACACCGTTAAGTATGGGCTTTATCAACAAATAGAGGCATCCATTGCCCTCGGTACAAAGCCCGTAATAATAGAAAATAACACGGACTTCGTGGCTCGGTACACGTTGAGCAAACAAGCAACAACGTTCTTTGAGTTTACAAACGCCGCTTTAGGCCGCTCCATTGTGCTGACAGCACTAGGTGCTATACAAAGAACAGGTGTGGTGGGCACGTCTACTAGTGGTAAAGTTATAATTACAGACCTGTACCCAGACACGGTACCCCATGTTACAAAGACACAGGAAGTGGGTCGGGTGTCTACGGGCATGTATGCCCCAGGTAGTTACGACTGGCAAAAACTTCTAATATACCGTGAGGATACGGCCACAATGAGCACAGTAGCCGAGGATATTGGCCATATAGGGGATACTACGTGGTTTTACCCTGCTAGACCGTTTGACTTCAAATCGGCGCACACCCTAGATTGGTACTTCTGGTACGCTATAAGCGATTATGAATACGCGGAAGGTGCCAGTGAGCCTACTATTGGTTGGTACGAGAATACTAGAACTGTCCTGTTCATTAATTCGGACACGCTACTAGCGGGTACCGTTTACGAAATTAATATGCACAGCGTCCGCCTTCCTATTGGAGTAAGCAAAATAGGTACAGCGGAATCAGACTATAACGAACAAATTAGCCCTATTGACAGAGACGTCTTAACAATACCCCTCGGTAATCGTCGTCCTCGCTTATACTTTGTAAATAGCGAGGGGGCATCCGCCAACATACGCTACTGGGGTGATACGACGCTGGGCGGTAGAGCCGCTGGCAGTCTCCCTTATGGTGTATACGCGGCATTCTACGCTCCGTATACTATGAATGATTACACGGAGCATACTCCCAGCCCAGACACCCTTTTTAGTAGCCCTTTGTGTGACCTAGCCGTAGCCAAGGTGCAGTTCGTCAAGTTGAACGGTGATATATACATTATGAGCTATTAGTATGAACCGAGTCATAATTTCACACGGACAGACAGACTACCTACCGTCCTTTTACACATCCTGTGTACAAAACACGGTGGTCGTGCTTGATGCACCCACGGACGAGGACATCCACTTATGTAAAATTCACGGGTACAACACCGTGCTTATGCCTAAGAGGGGCAACAGGAGTGCTAATAGGAATGCGGGGCTGTCTTATATTATGGACCAATACCCAGATACAGATATTGTGGAGTTTCTTGACGGGGATCGTGTTCCCGAAACGTACTCCCCACTGCATACACAAGAGTTACTCAGGGGTACAACGGACTGCGTGCTTTACACGTGCGTCAAAGATACCCGTAAGTCTAAGTATATTGTGGGGGCAGCTTTAGACACGGTTGTGGACACAGGTACAATGTGCAATCCGTTCTACAGTTGTGGGTTTGCTATGACTACGCAAGCCATTCGTCGTGTACAGGAGTTCAACCAAGGTATGCTGTTCGATGAAAGGTTTACTGAGTGGGGTTGCGAGGATCAGCTTCTAGGTCTTATATGCAGCCATCTGGGTCTAACGGTTGTTTTAACCACCACAACCACGATTGCGGGGGATGTGGGTGGTGACGCACACAGGCACGGCACGTATAGAGTGGCGTTGCAGAAATATGTGGATGCTATACGGGAGCTAGGGCTCACAGTCCGGTGATAGTCCCCGTTAGGCTGTCAGGTTGAAGCAGTTGTTCGGTGTTTTGAGCACCTTTCAGTTTTTCTTCTTTAATCATCTTTTTAATCTCTCGCTGTTCTTGTCGAAACCTTACATCAAATAAAAGTTCTTGTTCTGCCTCAAAGCATTCCGCTTCCGTTGGCTCGGTTAAAAAAGGCATTTTTCCTCCTATAATCCGTGCCAAAAACTTGGCGCGATGTCTTCCTTTTTTAAGTCTTCCTTGAGATATCGTCTATATTCTCGCCTTGCTTGCCGCTTCTGTTTACGCTTTTCAATTGCGTTGGATGGCTCATTATACAGCATATCCATTTTTGCGCGGCTATGAGTCGCTGGTATTTTGTCTCCTTCCATCATTCCTCCTCACGTTCGATGTCGGTATAGGTGCTTGCGCTTATACCGGTAAGAAGTGAATTGTTAGATTCACAAGCTGGCCGTCATCCTGTTCTTGCCACGATATGGCATCAACAGAACAAAGGTTAATCCCCATGTTATTGGGAATCACGTCGATTGGCAGAGGGCTTTCAGCCTTACCTTCAATAAAGTCCGAAACCTTAGCGTAGTAGCTTTTCATTGGCTACCTCCTTTGTAAGTTATCCAGATAACTTGTTATCTGGTTGTTTGTCAGCCTAACATTTTATTAACCTGTGCTACTGCACCAGGTTGAAGCAGCTGTTAGGATTCTTCTTTTACTAACAGCATAGATAGTCGGGCTATTTCTGCTTGTTGCTCTTCTACCATTTTCGTAAGTTCTGCAATGCGTTTTGCACCACCTTCAAAACAAGATATGAGGTTTTCTATTCTTGACTTAGAAACAATATAATAATCCCCAAGTTCTTCTCTTGCTTTTAAGTCAGTAATATCAATAAGTTTTTGCATGTAATTCTCTCCTTTGCAACTATACCGTACATCTAGAATGAGTATTCCGTGGACGCATTAATATCGGTACCAGCAACATCGCTCACCATTAGCACCTGTACGCCCATTGTATCTACCAAGGTGCCCAGCACCTTCCCTAGATCCTGCCTAGGCTCTCCCCTTACGTGCTTAAAGGGCTCGTCGAGAATCAAAATAGGCCGCTTTCCTGCAAGCATTAGGCACCCAGCCCGTAACGAAAAGCTTATAGCATCCACAACGCCACCACCAGTAGAGGCTACAGGATCTAGCTCTGTCGTGCCTTTCTTAATCTTAAGCTCTGCCACTACTTTGTTATTCTTAGGAACAAAGTTAACCACAAACGAATACCCAGGAAACAGCATCTCTATACTGCTATTTACGGCACTCTCTACCGCTTGTTTAAGCTGTTCTTGTGTCTGGGATGCCACACTCTGAAGCAAAGCAAGTGCCTTGCGCCGTGTGTCTAAAAGATCCGTCAGCGCGAGTAACTTGTCATGAGCCTCTGATGCCTTACTATTGGCTATGTCTAGACGAGCGCGCCCAGTCACAACCTTGTTCTGTAGTTCTGCTAGTGTCATAAGCCTGCTTCACGTAATAGTTTGTCCGCTGCTTCTATGTATTCTTCTTGAGCCTTTTCAGCTTCTTGTAGCTCCATAGCGATTTTGTCCAGAAGAGCTTCCGCATCCTCTATGGTGTCCACGCTGTAATCACGGGCTAGCTGCTCTTCCACTGATTGTTTTTGTCCGTCGGCTCTAGCAATTTCTGTTTTAAGACGCTCAATGCGTGTGTTGATATTATTGATGTCAAGGGCCATGTGGTTACTCCTTTGTGGCGTTAGGTACATATTCTCTCAAAATGCTGTGAACTTCTTCTTTTACAGCACTGTTATTTTCTAGTTCTGCTGCGTTTTCTACGTTTGTAACGTAATCCAAGCGGGGTATAGCAATGCGGGGTAGACCCTCTTTATAGGTATTCAGTTCCGTGTCTTCCCTGGATGCACTAATAGAGGACACCTCTCCATACGTCTGTAGAAGCACTACCTCTACGGACATGGTCTTTGTATCGAGTATGTAGCACCGTGGTGTGTAGTCCGCCATGTCGGATACCTGGATGTTCAAGCAGCCACAAGCTACTACGGTGGTGTTTCCGATAGTCACGTCGTACCCGTGGTGGTAGTCCCCCGTTAGTATGAACTTAGCGTTAGGGCACATATTCACAAGATCCTGGGCAATCAATCCACAGTCGGGCATCGGGCGTGCTTTATCGTCTGGGAAAACAAGTTGATGGGTACACCAGATGTCGCAGTCGGGTATTACGTCGGGTTCCATGCCAAAAGGGTAGGCCTCTACGTGTAAGCCGTCCGTCGTGTTGAGGCTCTCTAGCTGTACAATGTTTTCCATATAGAACACGTTTCCTATGGTGGAGCACTCTAGGTTATTAATAGAGTGCTCCAATAGGTCGTGATTGCCGGGCAATACTCGAATAGGCAAGCCATCAAATCGAGATAGCATACTTAAGGTAGCTACGGTGGCCTCTGTAGACGTGCGCGCTCTATGAAATAAGTCACCAAGAATCCACATCTCATCACACTTCTGTGCTATTGGTATTAATTGTGCAATAGACCTCTTTTGCTCGTATTTCCAGTTGTCGGGGTTTACGCGACACGCGGGGGCATCCCCGCGAATGTGCCAATCTGCGGTTAGTAGGAATCTTGCCATGATGTTATTTCTTTATTTTAACTTTAACAGGTTTTGTGGAGACTTTCTCGGCTTTGTACTTAGGGGTCTTCTTTTTAGCGGGTGCCTTTGGTGTTGTACCTTCTGGTGAATCGGCCACAACTTCTGTAGGGCTTTTACGCTTCTTGATTTTACATTTAACGGGCTTTACAGGTACCTTGCCTTTAGAGGCCTTATTTTTACATAATGTCTTTACCCAGTTATTGTACGTATCAGCGAACCGTTTACATAACACGGCAAGTGCCTGCTCGGATATACCGGCGTATGGTATGCTGGCACAGCTTGTTTTGAGCACGCCGTCTATGACGTTCAAATTGAAGTAAAATTTACCATCGTCTAGAAGCACCAGGTCATTATAGAAAACGTAATCGTCAGTAGGGCCGCCACCTTTGTTGAACACCCGGCATACGCACCAAGTGCCCCCATACCCACCCATACGCACACCGTACTTTCGTAGTGTGGTGATTATGAACGCACGGTGCTCGTGTTCCAAGTCCTCCGTGTTTTTGTCCGAGACTGCACACTTTAGCTTCAAAGAGTGAACTCGGTAGCTACGCTCTAATGCAATAGCTATGATAATGATGTATGCGACTAATAGTCCTATTGATACTGGTTCCATTGTATATGGTCTCCTTTGTTGTTTTTGTTATTACTATCTAATATAACTAATTATATTATCCCTGTCAATAGTTATTTTAACTTTCTTCGTCAAAGAACAGCTCCAACTGTGGTTATATGAAGAAATACGGCAACAACCCCAGAGCTAAAGACTCCAGGGTAGTTGCTTATACACAATAATTAGCCTTCTTGCAAGCTATTAATCAGCGCTACAGGAAGCATAGCGAGGGTGGCAACTGCCCACGCGGCTTCGTCTTCTGTAAGCTCCGCCGTAGCGAGCATCTTCTTAGCAGTGTCTAATGGGTTCTTAGACGACGCTATGTAGTTCAACTTAGTCCAGACCGGTAAAGGGTTCATAATACGTCCCCTTCACTTGCTGTTGTATTTAGGCGCACGACCAGTAGCCACTGCGGCCTCTTCACGTTCCCAGCGGTCACGCACGCGCCTTGTAAGCTCCGCGTTCATGTCAGGATTGTCCTCGCACATCTTGATTAGTTGGTCTCTTGTGTACTCTACGCCAAAATGTGCGTCTAGTGCCTCTTTGAGCTCTGGTGTGCTTTCTGCCCATTGTAGAATCCATTGAGCAGATAAAAGGGTGTTTCCCTCGGCTACTTTCTTGGCAGCACGACATTCCTCTATTTTGCCGATGGACTCCACCCAGTCTTTAAGAGAATCCAGTGTCTTAGACTTGGCGTCTTCGCTCCACGCGATATGATCACATACAGCTTTCTTAAGCTCCCCTTTGTCGTCTCTTAGGTCGTATAAATAATCTAAGTTTGAGCCGATGTTGTCAATGCCATAGTCGAAGTACATGGTGTAGTATACCGTTCTATAAGGACGTGGGGTCTTTGACTTTATAGTAGTTGCCTTAACGTAAGCACCTACTGGTTTGCCGTTCCGTGTCAATGTCTTCACAACCGTTAAAAATACTCTTGTGTGGCTATAGAACTCTAGAGCCTTGCCACCAGACACGGTCCACTTCTTAGAGAAAGGAGCAGCGTTTAACTTTTCACGAATTTGGGATACGATGATCAGACTAGTCTTAGCGTCTTCCAATTTCTGATGTTTCGTCCTGAAGAAAGATCCGCTAAGGAATCTGGCGATCTGGGTGCCGTAATCCCCGGGGTCTTTTACGTCTTTTCCTGCTGATAGCTGGGCTAGTCGGCTAGCTTCCATATCTTCTTTAGTGGCGTCAGATAACCCATCTAGGCTATCTACAGAGTAAATACCATAGTTTTCATCGGGAATCGTTTCTAAAAATAAGGACACATGAGCGTCCATCTCTTCCACGGTCTTGCTGTCTTCTACCCGCTTATTTCCTATCCGACGGTTTTTTGGGCGAATGTCAACCCCATATAAGCCGTGGGTATCGAAAGTATCCCCAGTCTCTGTGTCGTCTGAGAAAAATGTCAGGCGATCCTTAAGCTTGTGATAGTTAGCTGCAATAATCTCATTCTTCCAAAACGTCTTACCGCCCGAAGAATCGGCAATAATGTTCAGGATAGATCCGAAAGGTAGCCCGTATACACCCTTAGCACCCCCGACAAGCAAGTCACCCAAGTCAAAGCCCATGTGCATCATAATAGGCTCTTCTTTAGCCTCTATTTTCTTTTTAGCTGTAGCCATTTTGTGTATCCTCTAAAAATAAGTTGAAAAGCGGGTCAACTGGAACATCACCCAGCCACCCGCGGTTGTTATCAGGACTGTACAAGTTACCGAGCTTTAGCGCGAGCCAAACACTTGTTATACACATCATCTGGGCAACGAGCACACGAAGATTGTGTATCACAATCGACACCGAACACGTGACCGCTAGGACATGGGTTCGCAATAACAGCCTCTTCTACCAAGTCTTCCTTGACACGACGTCTGGCGGGCTTTGTGACGGTGTCTGGGGCGGCAGCTACGGGAGCTTCCTCCGCTACGCGTGGGGTATCCTGGAAGCGAGCATTCGATTCTGTAGGAGGCTCATCATAATCCTGCCCTAAATCATCGGGGTCCCCGTTGAGAATAGCACGGATCTGGTCGGCAGTTTTAATCGTAAGGAAAGTGTCAAGAGAAGGAACCTTCATCAAGATATCTTCAGAGATTTCTTCCTGCCTTTCGTTGAATTCAAACTGATCAGCTAGTGAGTATTTCCTCCCGTTATTCATCTTCTCTTCTACTACAGTAAAAGAAACAACCTTGCCCTCATACGGATCTGCAAAGTTTACGACGCCCTTACCACGCATTGACGAGACGGCCTTACCCTGCAATCCTTTGGCAAAGCGAGAATGTGTCATCTCGAATATATAAATGTCGTTTGTTGATGCGTGGAAGTTAGAATCCAACGGCTGCACGGCGTACACACACTTACGCTTACTAAACAAATTACGGGCTTCGTCCTTGGTGGACTCATCTTTCCATAGTTCGTCAGCTCGATCGCATGTAGGACACTCTCTACCGTATGTCTTCTTTAGGCAGACGTGATCCTCTTTGTTGGGACCAATGCTCTGGTGAACCCATAGGTCAAGTACATAGTCCATGTCGCCCACCTTCGCGTTTCCAGCGACAACTTCTGGATGATCCTTGGAAGAAATTTCCCAAGGCAAAATATTGATGTCTTGGTATTCACCGGGCTCGGCGAACTTAAAGAACTTCATTTGTGCTTGGCTCTTGCTATAGTCCATGAAGGACCTGCGACCTACACCGCCTTTAGAATCGATCGTAGCCGTTTGTTGTGCTGCACGTCTTTGCAAACTACCGTAGTTTCTTTGTTGTTGTGCCATAATTACCTCATGTTTATTGTTGTTTTTGTTTTTTAGATATAGAGTCTAACTATACTATCATCTTGTTTTATTTTGGTTCAATTCATCCGCTAGGCTAAAGGCCCAGGGAACTTCTCTCACGAAATCCGTTAAGCTCATCACGAATAGCCCGTTGTGAAGTATCGCATGTATACTCTTCCGACACGCCACTCATGCTCATGCCCATAGATTTAGATAGGGCCATCCTTACAGCGGCCTCTACCATAGCCCGTTTGTGGTCAAGGGCTCTAACCTTCGCTTCTGCCTTGCCTAGTTCTCTGTTCCTTTCTACCACAGCCGCTTTTAAGCTACAAAGTTCTTCGTTGGTGTCTACGTTTGCCGACACCGTAGATTCCGTCAACTTCTCCCCAGATGCCTTAGCTTTCGCCCGGATAGCCAGTTCTACTTCAGCTGTCTTGCGGTTTAGGGCGTTCAGAGCTTCGTCGCGACTAGCCCTAGCATCCACGGCTACTTCGCTATAGTAGTTGAATAGGGAAGACTGTCTGGACACTGCGGTTGGAAGGTCCATGAAATCAATCAGTAAATCTGGGTCTGTTTCTACTTCATCTAGCTGCATACTTATCTCCTTATGATTATTATCGTTGTTGTACAATGGTTGTGTATACCTTCTACGCCAATGAGCGCCACGCAGCAAGCACGAGCCCTGGAAACCCAGAATCGTACGTGTTTATCGCAAACTCCTCCATCACACGACAGACACGAGCATTCATTGTTTTATTGTTGGTAGACTTCATTAATATACTAGAGCAGTACCCTAGGACACTACGTCTCACAGTCTCTGGCTCCACCTTACCCTTTACAGCACTCAAGGCCGCTGAAATCTCTTTCCAAGATGCAGAGCACAATGTTCTACACACCTGCAACGTGTCTGGATTAGACCCTTCTGTGAAAAATGCGGTGGCTTGTAGTTGCGCTTGCACGTCGTCTTTATAGCACATGGCTTGCCCTAGTAATACTATAGCATTACGTGCGGAGCCTTCTGAAGAACTAATGATTGAATCGAGAACGCTATCGTCTAGCTCAAAATCTTCACTCTTAGCAGTACGGCGTACCACGGTTGCTATCTGTCTAGGTGTCAATGACTCTAAAGCCCACTTGGTGCAGCGTGTGCCAATAGCCTTCCCTTCATCACCCTTTAAGAAGGTGTCCTTGTCCGTAGTTCCAAAGAAGAAAAATACGTGGGCTGGAGGCTCTTCTGTTGGTTTTAGAAATGCTCGCTTAGCGTCTGCTGTGAGAGATTGGGCTTCGTCAATAAAATAGACTACAGAGTCACCCATCATAGGAAGGCTGTTAAGGTCTTCTATGATGTCCCGTACAGTATTAATGCCCCTGGTGTTACCCGTGTTGAACTCCTTGACTCCGAATCGAGCATGAGCTCCTAAAAACTCGGAGGCTATTATCCTCACGACGCTAGTCTTACCCACGCCCGACGGCCCCGAAATTAAATGGCAATGGGATATGCGGCTCTTGTCCTCCTGAGAGAAGTGAGCCCGTAATCCTTGCAGGGTGGCGTCGTTGCCAACCATATCTGCCATAGTAGCTGGTCTATACTTAAGATCTAATGACATTTTTCCTTTTACCTACTTCTTTTTTGGAAAGTGAACACCCTTGCGTACTTTAACAATTAACAAGGTCCATTCAGTGTTGCAAGGGTAGTTCACTTAATTGCGTTTTCCAGACTTTCTAGAGTGAATTTAGTAAAATTGTTAACTAAGAACTCCCACTTGACTGCATCTAGTACAGAATCTACGGGGGGAACATTCCCGTAACTACGTAAAGTCTCCTCTAGATCTTCTTTGTCAGACGCTAGTGAATCAATTTCGTCTTCTAGGTTTTCTACGTCATCCTCCAAGGAGGCAACTTTGTCTTCTAGTTCTTCTGTAGTGGCCTTTAGTGCCTCGAGCTCGATTTTCAATGCTTCATTTTCTCTAGTGAGCACTTCTATCTCAGTTTCTAACGATTCATTTGCCATATCACGTATCTCCTATTTCTTGTTATGGTTTTTGGGGGATCACTTCACATCCTTGTTATGGATATAACAGGACACTACACACTAAACAAACTTGCTTTGCCAGTTTTTGTCCTTGATTCCATACTCGCACGCTTCGCCGACATCTTTCATTTCAGACCAAACACCGCCAACGTCACTCGCTTCAACTTCAATAACAAGGGGGACGCTTATCCATGCATATTCTTGACTTACCCGCTCAACTCCATTCTTGTATATGATTGAAGTAAAGGCGTCTTCCTCCCCCTCTTTTACAAGACCGATAATTGCGTCATGGATTTGCCCGATGATCCTCGACTGTAGGTTCTCCATCATGATAGAGTTCACATCCCGAATAAGTGCCCAAAGCAAACAATGGAAAGACGATCCTTGAATACACCTATTAGCAACCTCGGTGTAACGCATAGGCCCGTGGCACCTAAATCCTGTAAAGCCTTCAACATAGCCGTATGTCTGATACCTTTCCCATTCCTTCTGCCTCCATTTATTGTACACGGCGAATCGCTTATTCCAGAAAATGTCGTCACCTTTGCGCACATGCTCTTCCCACTTATCGTAAGTATCAATGCCGCAATCTTTTTCGAGGTGCTCCTTTGTGTACGATGGCATATTGTTCCACATGTTTAATGCACACGATTTATAAGCTGCCCCATAGAATGAGCTAAAGACGTAACCAGACTTAATAGAATTACGCTCTTCCTTTGTAAGCTCCTCTGGCTTACGAACGTACATATCACAGGCGGTGTCCCTATGCATGTCCGAAGCAGGATCCTGTAAGTAACGAATCATGTTAGGGTCGTGGTGATAGCTAGCGGACACCATCACCTCAAGGCTCTTGTAGTCTAGTTCCATGAAACGGTACCCTGGAGGCGCTATAAACAGCGACCGCAGAAGCTTCTTCATCTCCTTGTCCCTCTTCGGGATATTCTGGAAGTTCGGGCTATCCGCAGAGCTTCTATACGTTTTTGGGCCGGCATCTCCATCACCACCAGCACCCGTGGACAGGTTAAAGAACGGGCGAATTAGGTGCATACCTTTCTCCTCATCCCACACAGCTTCTCGCTGGTAGCCATATAAGAAGGCATCCTTAATCTTTGCTAATTTTTTTAGCTCTAAGATGTCCGTACAGAAAGGTGTGCCGATTATCTCTAGAGTAGCCTTACCACAGTCTTCTTTGCCGAACGGTGGCTTAATCTTCAAAATTCGATATAGTATGTCTCCGACTTGCTTAGGGCTTTGGGGATTAAACACTTTGCCTGGATTAAGACTCTTCCACTTAGCCACTTCTGTACACTCTTGTATACGCTTTTCTATAAGAGCGGACTTCTCCTGAAGCTTAGTGCTTAAGACATCGATACGGGATACGTCAAAGGGGATACCCTCCGCTTGAACTCTTGCGAGGGTGTCCATGCCCTGCATAAAAAACTTGAAAGGCTTCTCTAGCCCTACCATACTCTTAGACTGTTTATCCCTGATTACAAGGGTGTACAGAGAGTCCTCCGCGCAATAATAAATCAAATCCCCCCAAGGTATTCCTATACTGGCCTTAAGCAGATTGAACGAATTGGCGCTCTTAGGGTCTTCCCCCACCATAGATGTAGACAAAATACTATCTACACTGTTGTCATAGCCCAATATTCCCAGTTCTCTGTATACGTGTAACTTAAGCCCAACCTTCTGATTATTGTCAATTACGTGGGCACCTATACAGGTATCCCATGACCAGTTGCTTGGCCACTCGGCCGCTGTGCCACCTAGACCCGCTCTAAACTTAGTCCACGTAGCTTCGTAATCTGCCTTATGCGCCACTAAACCTATAGACTCGTGGTGGGTGAGCCTATACCAGGCGTCTATAAGTTCTGGGTTGTTGTTGTCCCATTTAAATCCGATAGCGTGGTATTCTCCATTTTTACGGTACCCCACGGACGCGGCCTTTATCTCGTGCCCTTCCCTGTGAGGCTTTAGCCCCGTAGTTTCGTAGTCTATGGCTACGTCGTGGTGTCCTTCGGGAGATGCGTCTAGTAGGCCTTGCTCACCCCACTCAATAATCTCCCGCACCCAGCTAGCAGCTTCCGTAGAATCCTGCGTCGTACGTACGTCATTCGGTATCGTGGGAAGTGGAGTGTCCTTTAGTGAGAACGCTATGCGTAGATGTTGGGCGAAGTATCCCGCGGGGCACTTATCCATGAAGTCTACGGACGCTATGTACTCGGGTGGGTACGTTGGGCATATCCAGCAATTATATTGTCTATCAGGGATACAAGCCCCGTATAGATCCGAGGGTGCTATGTTTTTTATGCGGCCTGTTAGTCTATCCCAAATCAATGCTTGAGTGGCTACGGATCCCATTGGAATGATTACTGTAGGCTTAAACTTTTCAATAAGGGCGTTAAGGCGTTGTTTACACACACTAGCTGGGGACTTATCGTCTCTAGGCTTACCCTTACAGGGAATAACATAACCGAGCCAGGCGGCCTTTAACAAGTTACTGGGAATACCTCTCTTGCCCTGTACGTGCCACAGCACGTTATACTGAGGCGACGAGAATATCTTTTTAGGGGTATGGTCCTCTCGGCCTTGTATGTAATCACTTAGTATTAATACTCTGTCAGAACCTTCCCCAACAAACTCAATATCTTTACCAGACCTATCTCGTCCACAAATAAGACAGCCTTGATATTTACTATTACTCTTGTTCGCTGCGACAATATCTGTCGTTAATTTCAAAAAGCCCATTATGTTCCTTTTACAAACAAAAAAGGGTGCCCGACCTTGTTAGCTTCGACAATGAACCAAACCAAAAAAAGGAGAACCAGCTAAGGTCGCGCACCCATATAGTTACTATACCAGCTAACTATACGCTCACGTGGTGTATGTTATGACTAGCATCACAAACGCACCAGAAGTTACATATAGCGAAGGTGTGCTACCATGGATACAAAGCTTAAAATCAAAACTTTTGCTAGCTGCTTCATTCAAGAAAGCAGGATCTACCCATACTTTACAAGAATTTGCCTCCCCACGAATAGGCTCTTCCCATGGAATAGTCTCGGTGGCCTCTCCACTATCTTTAGAGGCAAACAACGTTAAACACTCTTGACTGAACGTAAGCTCTATTAAGTCAGACGCAACAGCACTATTCTCTCTAGACGCAAGAATTGACAAACGGGATACAGCCTCAAGCAGTGTACTTGGGAGCTTCCCAGATGCTAAAGGCAGTGCCTCGGTGGCTCCCGTGATGCACTTGAATATATCAGCGTATGGGTAGCTACTGTGGTCTTTTCTTTTTGCGGCTACACGGGTTCCTCCGTCGTACTCAAATATAATCCAGGAGTTGTGGATACAGTATCCCGTAGGAGTCCCCACCTTAAGAGCTGTTTTAAGTGCGGCGCCATCTATCCAGAACTTATCCATACTAGACTCTAAGGAATAAACACAAATTCTATTGGAATCCGTCTCTATAACGTATGAACGACCTGTACCGTCATCCCCTACAGCGATACCCCTAAGTTCTTGTGCTGTATTCTTAGCTAAGGTACACATTCCAACACCTGTAATAAATCCATTGGGGATAGGCTTGAACGGCGGAATATCCCCATCAAAAATCAATCTACTATAGTTTTTGTCCGTAACAGCAGTCTTTAATGACGCCTTAGTTCTTCCAGATTTAAATTTCAAGACCCCCTCCTTAACTTCTACGGACACCGCCACGGTGGATGCCTTAGATAAGAAGTTATAGAAGTCGTGGCCTTTTACAGAGAACGAAAGCCCTTGGGTGTCACAGGGGCTGGTAATCGCTATGGTGCCGTTATATGCACTCACAGCGGTGCCTGTGAATAGCAATTGATCAGAGCATTCTAGTATAGTAGGGACCTTATCCACGGCGTTAATAACGGGCTCTACGGCATCTAGCATTTCTTGCTTTTGTAATGAAATCATAAATATTATCTCCTATATTGCGATCTTTTTGTAGGTCGGCGGGGTTGCTCTTCGTCAAACGCGTAGGCTTCCTCCTGCCCTAAATCCACTTGTGACAGAAACTCTATCTCTAAATACGGACGCCCTATAGCTAGGCAGCTGGTGCATACTACAGCGTCATTCACGGGGGCGCCGTCGCGCAATGTATCAAAGTCTATACGGACAATTCCCATCTTCTTTTCTTCCGTGGTTTGGTTGATGTTCCCAAGCTTTGTCACGTGGTTCACCTTACGTATATCATCAGTAACGTTCTTAGCCTTAACATCTTTCTCACCACCGACCGTGTCACGCCCCGAGTGAGATACCGTGATTACAGCCCCTTTAATCTCACTAGCGACATTCCGTAACGCCTTCCACGTATTATTTAGTCTATCTCGTTCCACGGCACCAGGGCCATGATCCATCCCGTCAGCATAGTCTAGACATATTACGTCAGGTATAAAATTCTCGTACACATCTAAGTTCTTTAGTTCAGACTTCAGGCCATTTATAGATAGGTTCCCTAGTGAATAGTTCCGTAGCTCTAGCTGCCCCCGTCTACTCATCTTACGAAAAGTACTCTGCATCGCCTCAATAGAGCTTATGCGGGTGTCCACCATCGGAGGTGTATGCTTTCCCACCACAACACGAGCTTTTCCAGATTCATCGAAGGTAAACGTCGGCCAGTCTACTTCCTCACCGTACCTAGTCGTGCCTGTCAGCATCTGCCAGAAGCGCCTTATCATCTGAACCTTGCTCATCTCTAAAGATATAAAAAGAACTTTCAAGCCGCTTAATGCAGCCACAGTCGCGAAGTTCATAAGCCACCACGTCTTTCCACATTTCGGGGGACCAACTAGAGCAATAAAGTCTTCTCTAATTATAGGGCCCATAATAGCGCCTAGAGGACCAGGCATTCTAAACAGTTCTTCCTCAGTGTTATCAAAAGCATTAGCTATCTCTCCAGCGTCCTTGAACAGGGAAACACCTTCGGATTTATGTGCGTCGGGCTTCGTGAACTGGGCAATCTCTGTATAACCTCTAGGTATATCCTTTCCTTGGATGGCTCTACCTAGCTTCTCGTAAAGACGTACGAGCGACCGTTCTTGAAAGTACTTTAGAGCCATGTCCTTAGACAGCTCTAAGTTGTCAGGAGCCCATTCGTCGGAGCAAGTGGACAAGAACGCAAAAACCATATCGGCATCTGCCGTAGGTAGTTCCGACACCTTCTGCCTGTACAAATCTGTAATGGCGTAGCCTGGAGCAGCGGATGTATGGTCGTAATAATCGTAGCACCACGTAGCCACGATGCGGCCGAGGGAGGACTCGAATAGCGAAGGATCACCAGCCGACTTACAGAAGGCTATAAGCGGGGTGGACATAATCAGATTAGAAATTACGCGACGTTCGATAGAAAGTTCAATCTTTTCTCTTCTTAACATGGGGGTACTAGCTTCCTTTTTGCATAATATAGCCGACTATTACACGGTCGTACAGCCACGACGCTCTAGAATTACAGACAATAGGTCTATGTCCGCGGCAGCCTTACCATCCATAATTCCTCCAAACATTGCAGAGCGGCCATCAAGAACCTCGATAGCGTCCATGTCAATCGTGTTAGGAGCTACGAAGTAATATGAAGTCACAGAATCTTTCTGCCCCATGCGGCATAGGCGGTCTTCTGCTTGGTTGTGCAGTAGTGGTGTGTGAGCAAACTCTACGAACGCCACATCGGATGCTACCTGCTGAAGCCCATCAATACCTATACCTCCAGCCTGAATATTGGCGATAAACAACCGACAAGCAGGGTTATTTATAAACGTATTCACCGCACTATTCTTTTCATTGGCAGATATCCCTCCATAAACCTTCACGGGACTCCATTGCCGTAAACTATCGTGCAAGAGCTCCACGACGCTTCTGTGCCACGCAAACAATAGTAGCTTCTTTCCAGAAGACAAAAACTCGTCTACCCATGCAAGTATGGCCTTCTCTTTTAACAAGTACGACGTATGTAGTAATTGTGCTACGCGGGACCGTGGGTTGTCTTCTCGTGTGCGTACTGTGGACGAGAATGCCGCGGCCTCTTCATCCATGTACGCAGATAGCTCCTTCGCATCTACCTCTAGGGGTACAACTTCAATAACCTTGGGTGGTAACTCTTTCATCACTTCCTGCTTTGTGCGCCGAAGCATGCAATTGACTAACAGCGTATGCAACTCGCTTTCGTTAGAAGAGCCTTTGTACGTTGTTCCGTATGCGTTTGTTTCTGGGCCACAATATCTATTTAAGTAAGACCACATATTCTTAAATACTCGGGGCTCCACGGTGTTTAGTAACGGCCAGAACTGCCGCGGACCAGATAGGATGGGGGTACCACTCATGCCGATTACATGAGGTATCTCTTTGGCTAGCTTGACGAAGGCTTTTGACATCTTGGAGTCGGGGTTTCCTATTGCCTGGATTTCATCGCCGACTATAAGACGAAAACCAACCTTAGATAGGGACTCTTCCCAGTACGTTAATATTTCCCAATTTATGACGTAGCTCTTGTCCTTAGATAGTGGCTTTGGTGACTGCCCGTACAAAACTTGAACGTCAGGATACGGCTTATTAGTAGAGCCTACCCACTTGCGGTAAGCAGCCTCCCATTGTAGCTTGGTGGTTGCTGTAACAACGTATAGTGCGGGATACGCATTGGCATAGGTCATCCAGGATAGTGCCTCTACAGTCTTACCACAATTATGAACTACAAGTCTATTAGCCGTAAAGTTATTATAGTTAAGGACCTTCATGTCGTAAGTAGGCCGTAATCCAGCATTTGTAACGGATTTTACT